CCGTCCGGCTTGCGGGTGATCACCCGGATGTCGCCCTCAAAAGCTCTGTAGCAGCGGTTGATTTTCTCGCCCTTCGGAAGTTGGCTCTGGATTTGCTTCATCTGTTTTTCGGTCATTGTGGTGTACCCCTTTCGTTTTGGTATGTACATATATCACTCTGAAGCCCTGTAATAGCAAGCGATTCAGGCGATATATAGTACACAAACCTTGGCGGGAAAAAGTGTGCATTACTCACCGGTCAGAATGAATCGGGCGTATTCCTTTTTGTGCTCCTCCAGAAAGAGGACGAGTTCATAGAAGCCGCGATCATAGGCCATGCGTTGAACACAGGCGGTATCGAACATGTTTGTTTCGCCGGTGTCGCGGATGGCGAGAATCTGTTCCTTGACCTTCTCAGTCATGGCGCTCACCGACCTTCCGACAGGAATCAATACCGTAGACCACGTTCAGCCCGGAGCCGTTGTCCCAGTTCACCAGAATGGAGCCGGTGTCGTCGACCCCGTACACGGTTCCCTTTGTGCCGATGGGCGGAGCCTGCACGTCGTCCATCCGCACAAGCTCCACGCGGGTTCCGGCTGGGTAGGTTTTCCGGAGGTGCGCCAGCAGCTTTTCATTCATCAGCATCTGGAACGCCTCCTTTGAAAGCGGAGGAACCGGTCAGGTTCTTCAGCAGAATTTTCCGGTCGGCCTTGTACTCAGCCCCAATGAAGCCCAGCCGCAGGAGAAAACAGCGGAAGGCGTACTTGTCGTTATCGACATCCTTGTCCTTGGCAGTGACGCGCTTCTGGGTTTTGGCAATGCCGCAGAGCCTACCGATGAACTTTGCGTAGGCGCTGATTTCTTCCGGTGCCGGGAAGCCCGAAAACCATGGGAAGGAAATCTTGTCGTCCTCGACCATGATTGGAAGAGCCTCCGCGCTCAGCGCCTTCTTGATGAGCGTCGCCTTGCTCTCGACCAGATGCTTCAGGTTAGCGATGGCTTCGTCGGTGAAGCCTTCCTTCGGCATTGAAATCGTGAGACTGTCCGGCACATCGACTTCCTCGGTAGGAGCAGCTTCTTCGGATGCGGACTCCGCAACCTCGGTAGCGGTGAAGCCGTCTGCGATCAGGTTGTGGGCAATGCGCTCGGCCTTGGCGTCGTCCTCACAGAGGAGGGTGCCTTCCTTGTCGACCGTGATGTCGCCGATTTCGTAGGCGCAGGTCGGCATCTTCATGTATACCGGCTTGACCTGCAGGATTGCTCCGATTGCCTTGACCAGTTCCTTGCGCTGTTCACCTGTTACGTTGTAGTTGATTTTCATAGGGTTTGACCACCTTTCTTTGTTTTGGTAGTCACATATATCACTCTGAAGCTGTAGAATAGCAAGTTCTTTGCAGGGTGATTATCCGACAAACTGTAGCCAGAATATTTGTGTAGATTATGATGCGGCTTCTTCCACAGGGAGAGCGGAATAAGCCAGCTTTTCACCGTCGCGGATGAGGTACACACTATCCGCATTTCCAACCTGCTCGATATACCGTTTCACAATGACATCACAGTATTTTTCGTCAAGCTCGATCATGTCGCAGACACGCCCGGTCTGTTCGCAGGCGATGAGCGTGGACCCGCTGCCGCCGAATGGGTCGAGCACGATGCAGTTCGACATGCTGGAATTGAGAATCGCATAGGCAAGCATGGCGACTGGCTTCATAGTCGGGTGGTCGGCGTTTTTCTTCGGCTTATCGAACTCCCAGATGGTAGACTGCTTCCGGTCGGAGTACCATTCATGCTTGCCGGATTTCTTCCAGCCAAACAGGATCGGTTCGTGCTGCCACTGATACGGCGAGCGGCCGAGGACCAGCGACTGCTTCTTCCAGATGCAGGTGCCGGACAAATAAAAGCCGGCATCCGAGAAGGCCCTTCGGAAGTTCAGCCCTTCGGTGTCGGCATGGAATATATAGATGGAGGCATCCTGCGCCATTGCCTTTTCTGTGTTGGCAAAGGCGTCAAACAGGAATTCATAGAACTTGTCGTCCGCCATGTTGTCGTTCTGGATCTTCCCGGCGCTGCCTTCATAATTTACATTGTAGGGCGGGTCAGTCACCGTGAGGTTGGCGAGCTTCCCATCCATCAGCAGGGTGAAGGTATCCGCCTTGGTACTGTCGCCGCAGACGAGGCGGTGATTGCCGAGCAGCCACAGGTCGCCGGGTTTTGTGACGGCGGGCTTTTTCAATTCTTCATCGACGTCGAAGTCGTCCTCTTTGACATTCTCAGCCGCGCCGGAGAGCTTATTCATCTCCGCGTCGGTAAAACCGAGCAGAGAGACATCAAAGGCATCGGCCTGCAAATCGGAGAGTTCGACCGCCAGCATTTCCTCATCCCAGCCCGCGTTCATGGCGAGACGGTTGTCCGCGAGGATGTAAGCGCGTTTCTGCGCTTCAGTCAGGTTCTCCGCGAATACGCAGGGAACCGTTTTGTAGCCTTCCTCCTTGGCGGCGGCAACACGGCCATGACCGGCGATGATGTTGTAATTGTTGTCGATAATCACGGGAGAGACAAAGCCAAACTCCCGGAGGCTGGACCGAAGCTGTGCAATCTGCTCCTTGCTGTGGGTACGAGCATTCCGAGCGTAAGGTACCAGTTTATCAATATGCACTTTTTCAAAGCGTTCTGTATTCGCCATAGATTATTTTCCTTTCCGCGCCGTGAGCAGGCGCTCCATCAGGTCGTCCTGCGGATTGTCGCCGCTGTAACCGGCAGCGTAGTTTTCTTTTACGATCTGAAAAATTTCAGCCCAGTCTGCGCGGGTCTGGCACTTGAAGCTGTTTGCCATCGTGACATAGGGCGAGGCGATGGCATTGCCGGTAGTTGGATGCTTGGCGAGAAAACCGTATTCCGTGATGGCCTCCTCGCACTGAATCCAGCGGGCCGCGCTCATGGCGTAGCGTTCGATGGTATCCGGAGGAACGAGGTGCGCACAGCCGCGATCCGCGAGCCACTGCCAGACTGATTTGTAAATGTCAGCAGCGGGCAGTGCCTTGCCATCCTTTTGTACCGCCGAGAGCATTTCTTTCGGCTCCGGCATGTCCTGACCGCGCAGGTCCGGAGCATTTTTAAATTCCATAACGGTGAGCGGGTGCTTTCCCGGATTGCCGTCAGCGATCTTATCCGCCAGCGGCTTCCGTTTTGCACCGGCACCGGCTCTTACTCCGCCACGGTTTGTACCGTCCTTGGCCATGCTGTGGTTCCTCCTCCCTTGGCGGGGTCAATACCCCGTTTGATTTCGCGTTTTAGCGAAGATGACCCCACGCCCGTTCCCCGGCGATATTCGCACAGAGATTTCGACCGCCCCTACCGGTCGGCGAGCGTGAGGTTTGTATCAAAATGTGATACGAACCAATTTCAGCGGTCATGCCAGCGGTCGCCCATCTCGGCGGTGATCTTCGAGTGGCAAGGCGTGCAGAGCGCCTCAAGATTGGAATCGACGTGCGTGCCGCCGCGAGAGAGCGGGAGCCGATGGTGAACCTCGGTTGCAGGGGTATAGACGCCGCGCTTCAGGCACTCCTCACACAAAGGATACCGGGAGATGTATCTGTCACGGATGCGTTTCCACGCGCGGCCGTACCGTTTCTTCTCTATGGGATCGCGGTCGTACTGTTCGTACTGCTTGTCGATAAGCTTCTGATGCTCCTCGCAGTAGCGGCCGGGTACCAGCTTCGGGCAGCCGGGATAGCGGCAGGGTGTTAAAGGTTTGTGCGGCACATGGCTGCCTCCTTTCCGGGCATAAAGAAAGCCCCGCGAGATTGTTCCCGCGAGGCTCTCCGGATTTAGTTTTCCTATTGTAACGATACCGCATTCGCCCTGTGCGAAACAGTGCGTTTTACTGCGCGGACAGGATTTTCTCTACTTTTTTCAAAGCGTCGTTGTGTACCTCATAAACGTGGCGCACCCGGAAATCCATCTCCACGGCGATCTGTTCCCAGGACTTATAGCAGAGGTAGCGTCCTTCCAGCAGAAGCTGACAGTCTATATCGTCCACGGCTTTGATGGTCTTCACAAGGTCGCACTTGATATCCACCAGAGCGTCGATGTCGCGGTTGATCTCCGCTTCCAGGTCTACGATCTTCGCAACGGCGTCCGCCATTTGGGACTTTCCGTGGCTGGGATTGCGTGGCATCCCGGTCATGCGTGAGGTACACTTGGTGGCGAGGTCGTTCAGTGAAGCGATCTGGTCGATCTTGCTGTTGATGCGGTTATCCAAGCGGAACGCCTGGGTCAGATACTCTTTCGCTTTCATTTCACACCACCTCCTCGCGCAGCACCCGAAGCAGTGTTTCTCCGTCGACGGAGGTCAGCAACTTGTACCATTCGGAGCGGAAGAACCGTTCCACCTCCGACTTGTCCTGCAGCGCCGGGGTGTATTTCGGATTTCGCTCCAGCGTGCGCAGCGCGGCGCGATAGTCATTCGCCGCAAGCGTAATGATGGCATTTGCCAGATTTTCATAAGGGTCGTTCATAATCTGTACCTCCGAATTTTTGTAGTCCTCGGATTGGCACGGATTGGCGAAGTTTGTCTCAGATTTTCAGGTCTGCCTTCACAGCGGCAATCAGGGCGGACTGCGTACGGTCCTTGGTAGAGAGCGCCTTCAGCATCCGGTTGTCAATGGTGCCCTTTGTGATGATGTGCTGCACCACAACGGTGTCTGCCGTCTGGCCCTGTCTCCACAGGCGGGCATTGGTTTGTTGGTAGAGTTCCAACGACCATGTCAACCCAAACCAGATGATGGTGGAGCCGCCGCTTTGCAGATTCAGCCCGTGTCCGGCAGAGGCGGGATGCACCAACGCCACAGGCAGTTCGCCCGCGTTCCACCTGCGAATACTCTCCGGTGTGTCAAGCTGGGAGAACGGGATATGGAGCTTGTGCAGCCGCTCGGAGATTCTGGCCAGATCGTGCTTGAACCAGTAGGCCACCAGCACCGGCTTGCCGTTTGCCGCCTCAATCAAATCCTCCAGCGCATCCAGTTTGCGGTCGTGAATATGGACTATGCCGCCGACATCGTCATAGACTGCGCCGTTGGCCATCTGTGAGAGCTTGTTCGATAAAGCGGCGGCGTTGGCCACAGTGATATCGCCGTCTGGGAGCTGCAGCACGAGGTCGTCCTTCAGTTCGTCGTAGCGTTCCTGTTCTTCCTCGGAAAGCTGCACCTCGTATTCGCTGCTGATAAGCTCCGGCATCTGCAGGTGGTCGGTGGACTTCATGCTGATCGTGATATCCGCAATTTTGCTGTAGATGGCCTTTTCCGCGCCGGGCAGCGGTTTATAGGAGTAGATGATCTGGCCGTTCCTCTTGTCCGGCATGAAGTAGTTGGTGCGATACTGCCCAATGAAGCGGCCGAGTCGCTGCCCCATGTCCAGAAGCCGGTATTCAGCCCACAGATCCATGAGGCCGTTCGCGGAAGGCGTGCCGGTAAGTCCCACGATGCGCTTAACCTTGGGGCGGACCTTCATTAACGCCCGAAATCGTTTTGCCTGATAGCTTTTGAAGGACGACAGCTCATCGACCACCACGGTATCGAAGTCGAACGGGACGCCACTGCTCTCGATGAGCCACTGGACGTTCTCCCGGTTGATAATGCAGATGTCCGCCTGTTGCAGAAGCGCCGCTTTGCGTTCTGTCTCGGTTCCAACCGCCACTGCGTAGGTCAACAGTGACAGATGGTCCCATTTCTGGATTTCTGCCGGCCAGGTATCTCGTGCCACACGCAGAGGCGCGATGACCAGAATGCGGTGAGCCACGAAGCTGTCGAACAGCAGGTCCATAATGGCTGTCAGCGTGATACTCGTTTTCCCCAAACCCATATCCAGCAGGACCGCCGCAATGGGGTGTGTCTCGATGTAGTCGATGGCGAAAGTCTGGTAGTTATGTGGCTCGTATTTCATCAAGAATCCCTCCAATCTGACAGGCGTCGTCCAGCACAAAAATCTTAAAGCCCAGCTTACGCAGCATACGATGTCTGGCTTCCTGCAAAGGGCGCGGCACCTTGCCGGGAGCCTTGACTTCCACAAAAGCCATGCGGCCGCCCGGTAAAAGAACGATGCGATCCGGCATCCCGTCATAACCGGGAGACACGAACTTCGGCGCGATACCGCCTGCGGCTTTGACCATCAGCGTTAATTTTTGCTCGGATGTTTTTTCTCTCATTTGCAGTCTCCAATCCGGTGGAGAAGTAACCTCGACGTATGTCATTTACTAAACTTTTTCTTATGCCATTTTTTATAGACCTAAGAGACTTTTTGTATATGACCTTTGCCGAGGTTACTCCACCAGCCTTAATTCAGAAAATCTCCGTCATCAATCTTGAGCCGCAGGCCAACAAAATAGCGCTTATTATCACGCACAATGCGTTCATAGCCGGCCTTTTCCAGAGCAAAGTAGAAGTCTGCCGTGCTGCGGACATATTCGTTCGTGTCGATGCTGTAATTACGGTACGCCTGATACAAGGACCCAGAGCCTTCCTTATAGCTGGGATCAAGATCGCACTTGTCGTCGAGGAAATGGCCGAACCAGTCATTCTGCGCCCGGTACTCCTCAATCGCTTTCTGCACGCATGCCGGCACCGGAATCTTGTAATCCAGTGCGATGACCTTCCGGGCACCTTCGATGACCCATGCCAAGATACTCTCGCCGGCGTTGTTGTAGAGATACTCGCCGTAATTCTTGATGTCGCCGGAGCCCTCGATCTTAGCGTTGAACGGGATAACGATCAGCCTGCGCCAGATACCGTCATCGGAGGCGCTGACCTTCGGCAGATGGTTGGTGTAAAGTACCAGTGTATGGCAGGGCGTGAAGCTGAACGGGTCCTTGTACTTTTTCTCCGCGAACACATCGTCAGTGGAGCAGAGTTGCTTGACGGTGGAGTCGTTGAGTCTCGCGCCTTCCTGCATCTCGGCCGCGATCAGCAGACGTTTGCCTTTGACCTCCGCCATTTCCGGCTTGATGTTCCTGTGGCAGCCGACCGTCAGGGTGTCGGCGGAGATGTTGCCGCTGTAGAGACCCAGCACACGAGAGACCGCGTTCCAGAAGGTCGACTTGCCGTTTCGGCCGCAGCCATAGGATATGATGAGCGCCTCCACAAAGACTTTCCCGATGGCAGCCAACCCGCAGATCATCTGGACATAGTCGATGAGCTCCTGATTTTTGCAGAAGATCAGGTCGAGACTGTCCCGCCAGATCTGCTCGCCCTTGTTGCTAGGTGAAACAGATGTGATCTTGGTGATGTAGTCCTCTGGCGAATGTTCACGAGCTCCCGCGATGCCACGACGCAGATCATAGGTGGCGGCAGGGGTACAGAGCGCGAAGCAGTCGGCGTCCAAATCACGCGGCGAAATCTCCAGCATGGGATGTGCCTCTTTGAGCGTGGCGGTGATGTTTTTGGAGTCGCGGCGGCGGATCGCAAAGGACTGATATGCTTTGGCCGCAAGGAATGCGGCATAGGTTTCGGCCTGTGCGTCATTGAATAGGGCTTCGGCTTTGACCTTTGAGGTCGTATCGAGGATGCTCTGCGCACCGCAGTCCGTCAGGGCTTTCATCGCATCGCGCATATCCTTCGCGGCTTCCTCAAGTTGGCGGCGGGTCAGCTCATGGGCGACGGCCTGTGCTCCGGGTTCGGTTTCCTTCCAGTAGTGTTCCGTGTACCGGATGAAATGCGTCGCCGGTGAATACCGAAGCTCCCCGGAAAAGTGCTTCGCCAGCACCTCGGCCTGACCGACGTCGGAGAAATCGTCAGGCTTATAGGAGGTATCGTCGTTATAGACTTCCGGTGGCACATAGCCAGCCTGCTGCTGGACCCTTGCGTAAAAACGCTGGGCGCTGTGCCAGATGGTCGACAGCTCGGAGTCCTCCAGCGGCGGCGTGCATTTCGCCGCTTCGTCGAGAAAGCAC